ACTCGCTGAGTTCTTGGGATTATCAAGAAATACAATTATGAGCTACAGATATAGACGCGGTGGCGTTGTTTGGGCTTATTCCGGTAAAGGTATTCCATTCATGGACTTTGACAAGTGGGCAACTAATACAATGTGGAGGGTTAGATATAAAGGTAAAAAGCTTTTTGGTGGTTGTATTAAAAACGCTTTAAATGTTCAAGGTCAGCTTATATGGATGCTTGAAAATGGTTTAAGCCCGTTTGAAACAAAAAGAATTAGAAAACCTGTTAAAACAATTAATGATCCATTCTACAAACTAGGATTTATAAAATGACTTGCAAAGACTATTACGAAAAGCAAGCTACTAGCGAATACAGGCTTTATGTGGCTGCTAAAAATAGCGGTGATACAGAAAGCCAAAATAAACACTACAAAGAGTATTTAAATTATAAAGAGGCTGCAAAATGAACCCACAACAATTACACGATTACATAATTAAACCAACGCTTGAATACATGGGTGGCAATTACAATTCAATTGAAGCTAGATTTTTATTACTTTGCACTGCTGCTATTGAATCTGATTGCGGTTATTACATAAAGCAAGTAAACGGGCCAGCTCTTGGTATTTGGCAAATGGAGCTTGAAACTGAAAATGACATACACGAACATTCAGACGCCTTACAAAGAATCGAGTTCACAAGGTTAATTGACAATCTAACAGTTAAATCTTGCAGATACTTTGATGATGAGGATTTAATTAATTCTCCTATGTACGCCTGCGCAATGGCTAGGCTTAAATACTCAATGACACCTGAGTCATTACCGGAATACACAGGAGACGCAAATATAGATCTTAGAGCTTTATATGATTACTACGCTAAGTTTTACCATGGCGTTGATAAAGGCGGGAAAGAGCTAGGAAAAAGCACCTATACAAAGTGGGCAACTGCAATTGCCAGATTAGATATTTTAAATGTGGATTTAGGAGAATAGTTATGAAAATAAGTAAAGTTGAAGTTGATCAAATGGACAAGATGAATAGAAACAATTTTGACATGGATGAATGGCAAGGCTTTAGTATAAAAGCGGTGCTAGCTCATTTAGTTGAAAGCTCAAGCCATGAAGAAGTTCAGTTGTGTTTAGATTCAATCAAAGAGGGTGAATAATTATGATGAGCGTACTATTTAAGGCTGCAACAAAAGTTGCCATGAACATTATTATGTCAATGGCTAGTGAGAAGTTTATCGAATGGCTTATGTTTTACGTTGCTGAGCATATTGTTAAAACAAGCAAAACAAAGCATGATGATAAATTCTATGCAGAAGTTGTGGCGGCATATCGGAAAGGCAAGGTTAAAAAATGAAATTAAGATCAAAGATAGCAGTATCTATATTATCTGCGCCGTTTTCTTTGGTTGCTACAGCTTTTTTATTTGCAATAGTAAGTGGTTTTTTAAATTTAATCTTTATGGCTCTAGGTTATGGCCCTATAACAACTTTTGATTATATGCCTTTATTTTATAGCGGTTTTAGCCTTGCCATTTTTGTTTGTATTTTAGTTTTAATTTGGAGTGATAGTGATGAATGAGTTAATTTCTTTGTATGTTATATGCGTGTTTTTTGTTATGGGCGCAATGTATTCAAAAGCACCCACAGGCATAGACGCTGTATTCTGGCTTATTATGTTGATATTAGCTCCCCTATCTATATTTGCTTACCTTGGATCAAGGTTAGAGCGCATATCTAGAAAATAAGGGCTATTTGCCCTTTTTCTTTTTCTTTGTATTTTTCCTTTTGTTCTTATTAGTCTTGTTTGTTTTCATTCTCATACCGCGTTTGTTATATGCCATTTTTAAATCTCCCGTGTGTTTATGTATTTATAGCAAAGCTTAGAACATTTTGAAATATGCATATAGCTAAATCGAATTGATGAATTTTAAGATAGCGTTTACATTGCAAACCAAGCAAATAATGGAGAGTGTAAAAGATGAGAGAAATTAAGTTTAGAGCTTGGGCTTTTGATGATGAGTTTATGGTTGATGAAACATATAGCGATGATGACTTTGTTTTCACTGCTGATGGTGGAGAGGTGAAATTGTTAGAAGCCAAGTTTGATCAAATTAATCAGGCCGTGAGCGGGTATGGAAAATGCAATCATTCAATCGTGCAATACACAGGCTTAAAAGATAAAAACGGTGTAGAGATATGCGATGATGATTTGTTAAATGTGTTTTTCACGAGCGGTAACGGCGAGCATATTCACGACTGCATATACAGAGCCACAAGAGGTGCTCTAGGTGGCATTCAGTTCGTTTTTGTTAGGTTGCTTTGGTCATGTCATGGACACAACCAATACCCATCATCAACAACCCTTTGTGAAAGGCATGAATCGCTTGATTATGAATATGAAGAAAACGAAATAAAATTAAAAGTCCCCGATAGCTGGGGAGAAAATCACTTGCATGGCAATAAGTGGAAGCAGAATGATAAAGGCTTTTACTTTGAAGTAATCGGCAACATATACGAAAACCCAGAATTACTAGAGAAATAAAAGGGGCGCAATGCCCCTTATTTATTATGAGATTTCAACAAAATCATCTGGAGAGCCATTATAAAGCTGTCCGTCAACAAGATTACCTAGCGAATCCGAAACGGTTGGGTATACGTCTTCACCCATTGGGCAGAATGCAACAGCGTCACCGTGCGCGTCTCTAGACTCAATTGGAACACCGTCTTTTACTTGCTGCATATCATTTGATGATAAAGCAACGTTGTAAACCACCATGTTATCTACTCCGCCACGCAAACGATCTGCTCCAGTTTCTTTACCTAGCTTGATGTTACCATCTGCATTATTTGTGCGGTTCGATAGTGCTAAAGTGCCTTTCAGTAAACCGTTAATGTAATACTTCATCTTTTTATCCGATGATGTATAAACAAAAGTTAATTCGTTGTTTGCTGTGATTTCACTAAATACATTAATGCCAGCACTGATTGATCCATCAGTAAAATACAGGCCATAGTTATTTGAACCCATATTAATTTGAATAGCGTTTTGGCCGTTTTCGATCAGTTTAATACGCTGTCCGTTTTCTGGTGTGTCAATGACAGGAATCTTAATTGATAATGAAAAATCAGTATCAAGGTTAAGTAAGCATGATGCAGGATTGCCTCCAGTAACTTGCTGGAATGCAATATGCTCATCTGTGCCCTGTAGCATGATATAGGCATTTGCTAAAGCAGTTGAGCCATCACCACGACCAATGCGAGTAAATGCACCTAGTGAGTGTGACCACTCATAATTCTCCAAACCAGAAACACCATAAACATCAATAACGCTTTTAACATTAACTGAGTCTGTATCTGGTACAATACTGCCGCTTGAAACTGCCGCCGTTGCTTCTGCCAAGCTCAAAAATTTTCCTAACAAATCCACGCGCTTACCATTAGCACCAGCAACTTTAAGTTTTTTCATTGAAGCTGTAATATTTGCCATTTTAACCACCTACTATGTTTAATTCGTCTAATAATAATTCGCCGCCAGCAATCTCAATTCTATTAACTTGATCTTGACCTAGCGAACCAGATTGTAATGCACTTTTTAAGCTTGCTAGATTTCCAGCAAACTCAAAAGTTTCATTTGTATCGGTGTCTAATAATTCTAATCCACCAGTACTATTGATTTTAACTTGCATTTTAGCCTCCTGTTAAATCAATAACTAATTGTGTACCGTATTTGTTTTGACTGTCTACAGCCATTTTAAATAAAGCCTCCTGTATATTTTCGTCTGCCTCCTCTTGTGCTATAGCAGCATCATAAGAAATTTTTAGAATTGTTCCTATGCAGTCGCTGGATTGCTCGAATCTAATTGATCCCCAATCTTCAACGTATTGCTTTTTGCGCGACATAAACAACTGGAATACCTTCATCACTCCAAAAGTACCGCCACCTGCAACGATTGGCATAACAAAGAACTCTGAATTGTTATCGTAAGTTATGGTCGCAGTCTCGCCACTATCAAGCAATGCATTAGATAAAGCCCTTGGGGTTTCTAATAGTAACTCGTCTGAGCTTTCTAGCGTTTCAGGCTTAGAGTAAATAACATCGCCACGCTTAAGCATTGCGCTACCACGATTAGCAAGAATACCGCTAGAATAACAAACCGATTTAACGCTAGTAGACCAGCTTTCTGTAACTGAATCATCTTGAGCTACCCATTGACTAGGGTTTAGTTCGTTAGCGTCTTCTGTGGCTGGTATAAGCTCGCCATTCCAGTTAATTGCAAACTGAGCTGCTGCTGTTTGATTTGCTTTTGCTAATCGGCCTCTTGAATCACCAGTAAACAGCATTGTTAATTCATTGATTCCTGTTAAGTCTCTGTTGTAAATTTCAGCAACTAACGACTCATGCAAAATCATAATTAACTTAGTGCTATTAACCTCTTCGTGAATTGCAAACGATTTACCATAGTCAAGCTTACTAAGAAGTAAATCGGACTGAGTACCTACAGTAGGTTGAAAGTAACTTACTTGCTTGCTTGCGTTACCGTAGCTTGATGATTTTTCGCTATCAACCAATTGAAATTGATCACCCTTAACAGGCGCTATAATTTCGTCATTGTTGCCGTTAATCATAGTTGAAACTTCTTCAACTGTAGCCACTTTTTCACGGTCTGCTATCGCCCCTGCTGGGGTCTGATAAATACTAAATGTTCCACCAACAAAGCTAAATGTTGAAATCTTAGATACGCTATAAGTATATTGCATTCCCATTCTGCAAAAATAATATGGTGAGCTTTCTTCTGGTATGAATGATCCATTGCTAGCGACATAGCCTCGACTTAATCTATATTTCCAGTCTTCTGTAAACCCATTTGCATCTACAAAGGTATCTCTTTGGTTTAGATTCCAACCCATATACTCACGAGTAAATGCATCGGCCTTTACTGTCGTTTGAGAGCCATCCGGCATTATGTATCGTGCTGGGCTGTCGTCGTTTGCGTCCATACCTTTAGGTATGCAAACCCCTTCCCAGTTCATTATACCTGTGGCTGGAGTTGAGCTGCCCTGCTGTAAGCATGGATTAAATTTTGATGTATCAAGAACAATGCCTAGATTAGGCCGCTTGTTCATTAACTCCGCACCTATTAAGCCACCTATCAGCTCTGCATGAAAACCCATAAAAAACTTGCCGTTATTTTTGAATATAACGCCAAAAGCTAAAGCACCTTTTGTTTCTTCTGGAATCTTAACTGCATTAATTACTTGGCCGCGAATAATTAAATTTTGAGTTTCTTGGTCAGTAGCGCTTTGAGTGTAACCATCCTCTGGGTAATCACTGAACTTGAATTCACTTTCAATATAATTGGTGTCTAGGTTTCCGCCAGACTCTAGGTTAGTTAATCTTTCCTCGATTGGCTCTAGCTCAATATCAACCAACCCTGGCACATCTTCGTTAAACGTGTATCTTTTCCATGTTGGATCTGTATTTGCTTTGTATGGCGAGAAAAAATGAGTTGTGCTTTCCTTGTTGTAAGCCCTCATAAAGTTTCTAGAGCTACCACCAGTGCGATGCAATTCAACTTGCTGGAATCCATTCGGGAAAGTCCCATTGTAATCATTACTTGATGTTGTGGCTGATACTATCCAGTTAGTTGAGCCTAAAACTTTTGAGTCATAAATCGCTCCTAAAAATTCAACCGGAGTATATTCTGGGTTATCTGCAATCCACTCATTTATAGTCATTCCGCTAGAGTGGATTAGATCATTAAAGCTGTAGGTGTTAGTTATGTGGTTGTTTGTTTTTGTAGCTAACTTATTGTCTCCATAATATGGCTGCTTATGGTTTACAACTTTTCCAGATTGAAGCTCTAAAACTTTATCGCCAACAACGCCGGAATCTTTGTTCTTTGATTTAAAAAGCATATTTGCAGTAAACTCAAACTGAGTCCAGCCGTTAACATCTTGCTTAAACATAGCCGGATAAAAGACTCGTTCATCGTCTTCACCCTCATCGCCAAACAGACCGAGGTAAGCAGTTTCAACTGATGCAAATTGACCTTCGCTTGATGCGACCTTTTTAATAACAGACCAATCAACCACAAACATACTCCAAGTCCAATAACCTTTAGATAGGTTATTCTCAGACTTGTTGTTTAGGTTGTACTTTACTACTGCACCAAAGCCGTAAGGTATGCGGAATCCGCCAAGGTAAGTTGCATCACTATCAACATACAACCTAACTATAATTTCTGGGTAATCCCAATTGTAATTGGCAAAATTCTCTAGCTGTATAACCCCTATAGGCTTGCTTGAGTCTAAAGTGATATCAGCATCGCCTGAGTTATATAGCCTTGTTGGTAAATCAACAAACATAAAGCGTTGATCTTGCGGATTATCAATTGTGGCCTTTTTGTTTTCATCAAAGCCAACAGACTCAACATGATCTAATACTGCTGTATCCCTGTAATTTGTTTCTTCTGTTGCTCCTGGGTTTTCCTTTTCTTCGTAATTTTCTCCGTTTTCATCAAAAACAAGCCACTTTTTAATATCCCTGGCAAAAATAACAGCGTTTGCAACTCTACCTTTTGAAATTGCTTGTTCGTCTAAAATATCCTGCTTTGTGGCAAAAATATGCAAGCCATTTTCCATTAATAAACCTTTTAACGGTCTGTCTAGGCTTGCGTTTTGTAGGTCTTCTATAATATCAATAGCCATATTAATAACCTTCCTGAATTAGTTTACAAGTTAAAAGCTGTTGTGAAACGTTTTGTGCTGGGCTTCTCTGTATTCGGTATGTAACACCGTCAACGTCTACGGTACTAACAACCCAATCAGCGCTATTACCTACGCCAGTATTAACGAGTGTTGGCTCTAATGGCGCGCCATCTTTATCGGTAAAGAATCCAGCAGGATATGCAAAATAAGTATACTTGGCGCTAGTTTCCTCGCGCTTCATAGCAATACTAGTAGTTGGCAATGCATCTGCTTTCACATCATCTGTATGGCTAATAAGTGAAGCGGTTTGTGCCTGCCCCAAAGCATTTAAAATATCTTCCTCTGTAGGTGCTGCGTTATCAGTCCACCAGCCAACAATATCAACAGTGTCATTACTGTTATTGCTAACCTTGTTTAAATCAATTTCTATTACTGTGTCACCTTCTGGACTTTCAATGTATTGAATTGCTGGGTGATCAATAAATGTAAATGCTTGAACATTTCTTAATTCTGGGTCTGCACCTATGAATGGTGTACCCGCCTTAGATGATGGTCTTACCGCTGTTTTAGTTGATCTATCGCCTTGTATTACGTCCCAACCTGTATCGGTTCGTGTTAGCTCTATGTTTTCGCTTGGGTATTTGGCAATAACTCTCCCGCTTGCTTCACTGTAAAAAACACCAAAGTAATAATTAACATACGATTCGCTTTTAGAGATTTTAATAATATCGCCAGTATCAAAATCCGAATGTCCTTCAAGCGTAAAAATCATAGGCTTTGCAGCCATTGAAGTTTGTGTGATTGATATAAACTTACCAACTGAGCTTTTACCAAGTGTTACAGTCGAGTCATCATCAACGTTATATTCAACTACTTCAGTTGTTCCGCCGTTATCAATCTGCTTCTCATTCAGTGCTGTTTTATGAAGCTTAAAGTATGGCTCTCCTGATGCGTTACCGCTCAAACTAATTTTACCAGCAGTTCCAGTGCCAACAGCGCCAGTTAATCGAATATAAAAGCTCTGTCCGCGCTCTATAATTAAAGGCTTACCAGTTACGTTTACTTTATTATCACCGCTAGTTAATGATGTTGAGGTTGTGCGCAAATCATTGAAGCTAAATTGTACGGGTGACCAAGTACCATTATGTTTTACAGTCACACCAGTTAAAATAAACGGATCACTGTCATTCGTATAATTAATGATTGGCCTGTCATCATCTACAATCTGCGAGCTGTCCGGCTGTGGCTCTATGCTGCTATCTGCGCCAATTGTTCTTAATACAATACTTTTTGAATCAACTCTAAATTCTTGGTTTAGATCTCCAACTCTGTTATTAGCTAGGTCGTTACCGTCTGCAACATCAAAATCTAAGCTATCCTGAGTGAATGTGTATAACTGAGGGTAAAAGTAAGAGCCTAAACCTAGATCAATGTTCTGACCTTTAATTGCTATAGTCTCACCAGGCTGGGCTTGAATATTAAATCTAAATCTAATATTTGCTGTTGATATTTTAATGAAGCCAACTTCAATCTCTGAAAAGTCTGAAGCTTGCAAACTATCGCCGTTACCTTTGTTGTATTCTTCTTCTGTTACATTCTCCCAGACTAATTCATCGCCACCGGGTAAAATGTTTTCTATCCAGATTCTAACGCCTGTTTGAGCCTTAGTTGAGAATAAGCGGAATTTACGAATGTAAGTATTGTCAGAATCAACAAGCTCAAAACTAACTTTATTGGCGTTACTTGTTTCTGTATCAAATGGGAATTGATAAACCCACTTAGCAGGCACTAAATATTCATACTGTATTTTTGGCACGCCATCAGTAAAAATAGCATCTCTTTGCGCTTCAGTTTCGAATATCGGATTTGTAGCAACTAAAGCCTCTTTGCCTTCAGCCTGATTAACTAAGCCAAGCTGTCCACCTTTATCAGATACCGTTAAAGCTGAGCCAATTTTTAAAGACTCTTGCGGCACGATTAGGGTTTTAGTCATTACAATATTAGTTGCAGTCTCAATAATCGAGCTGTCAACAACGCCATCACCAGCGGTGTTTACTACTGGTACAGTGCTATTGCTTAATCCGCTGAAATCAATTGAACCTTCATCTCCCTTATCACCTTTCGGGCCAGTTACTACGCCAGTCTGCTCAACCCATACTGAGCCGCTATATCTAAAGTATGAAAAAGGAGTTTCAACGATACAATAAATGCCAGCAACTAGCTCACTTGGGTTACTTGTAAAGTATGAATCTCTTGCCGTTGTGGTTGCAAAAACATGGTTAGGATTTATTGCCCCAATGATATTAGAAAGCTCTAGCCGCTCGCTCGTACCGTCTGGGCCGTCAGTGGTATTCTGTTTGTTTACGACGTGCGCAAACTTACTACCCGCCGTTGCGTCAGGTAGTTGATCTGGTCTTAACTTAGCCATTTTATAAATACTCTGCTGTGATATGTTTGCTTGGCAGATTTGAGCACATCCGCTGTGCTGTATAGATATGATTTGGCAGTCAGGTGTTGGCAGTCACCTGTAAGGGTCGGGAGCGCTCCCTATCACAACCACCCTGCCAAGTAGCGGTTGCAAATTCTTTTAGCTGGTCGTAACTTCGTACGCGCCTGCTGTAGTAATTATATAGTCGCCGTTTGTAGTTGGCAAAGCGTTATTAGGTATATTACCTATTTGCTGTCTTCTGTAGTAATCCCTAGCCGCTAACTCTCTGCGTTGCTTTGCGTTTCTAGGTCTTCTTAATTTACCTTTTAACCTTCCTGTTCTAATAGCCATAAATCACCATTTAACCTTATTGGCCCAATAAGCCGCTGACATTTTGCCTTTTGATATGTTCTTTGCGTGTCTAGCTCTGAAGCTTTTTTTTCTAGCTTTTTCTTTTTTAGATTTGGGATTTTTACCAGCACCTTTAACGCCCTGCTGTCCAAACCTAATAAGCTTGTACTTACCATTTTCACTAGCCATAACAACATGGCTTTTTGTTGGATGGCTAGGTGTTCTTTTAGGCTTGTTTACACCACTTAGGCCAAGCCTTTCAATTGTGGCTTTTACTCTATCAGGTATAGCCATATTACCCCCAAAAGATAAGCCGCACTAAGGCGGCTATATTTCTAGTCTTCTGATGGCTTTTCGTTGCGCTTTTCGTTGCGCTTCTTAGCCATGTAAGCACAGTGTTCAGCAAATGTGATAATTTGCCCCGGCTCGTAACCGTCTTTGTTTTTCTTAGCTGCCATATTATTACCCGTTAGTTACCATAAATGCTAGGTTTACGTTTTCGCGATCAAATGTACGCGTCCAGTTATCAGCTAAAGCGCATTCTGTTACTGTTGGAGAATCACCAGCAACGATAGCCTCTTGCCATGCAAAGCCGCCAGGATGGATTAGCCACTGCTTACGCTCTACTAGAGTTTCAATGCCAGCGCCATTACCAGCCAATTCATCATACTCAACCGCTACAGGGCGTTTTGCAGGAGCATCACCGTAACCAAATACACCAGGGCCGTACATTGCAGACAGATAACGGAAGCCATCAGTTGTGCCAGCGAATACAGGCATTTTCTTGTCTTCAATGACGCGAATGCCGTTATAAGTTGGGATCATGATGCCTGTTTCAGAATCTTGAATAAATTCAATATTCTGCTCCTTGCGCATAGTCTTCATTACTTCAGGGTGAACCGCAAGCAATGACAATGAATCAGCGCTCTCGCCCATTGTGCCGATAGTGTCAACGAATGCATCAAAATTCCACTTGTTAGCCGCCGTAGCTGTTGAGCCTTCTTCTTTTGAAATATCAACAACCATATCGCCGCTATCATTAGCAACGTTAGATAAATAAAGGCCAGTTGTAATTGATTGAATACGAGCCTCAAAGCGGTTATTCCAGTATTCATTGGTCCTGCTTGCAATCTGAACCATTGGGTCTTGTGATCCAATATAGTCAGAAACCAAGTTAGCTGTTTGCCAGGCGTTATTGATGTGAACGTTACGAGCAACCTGTTTACCTGTGCCAATTTTATCAGGAGTAGCTTTTGCTGTTGGGTCATCGCTTGAGATATTTTCTGAGCTAATATCCAGATCTTTCCAATAAGGAATGGTTGTAATAACACCCTCTCCAGCAGCACGAGCATTTAGTAGCGCGTTAGTTACTGCAACACCTGATGCAACATATGCATTGCGGTCTGGTCTGTTTTCTACAACGTATGAAGCATACACATCTGGATCAAATTGAACATCACTAAGTCTAGTAGTACTCATTTTTAATTTCCTAATTTATACATTAAATGTTTTATAAAATAGCTCAGGGTTTTCATTTTTAAGCTGTAAACGCTCTGCGCTATTCATATCTTTAGGGTCCTTAATCGTAGCACTGCCACCATTAGAACCATTCATTAAGTTTGGGCTACTAGAAACAATTCCGGCACTGAGAAGCGGTGAAAAAATTGATTCACCTTTCAAGCGCTCTTTGAATTGTTCCTCATCTAGACTTGAGGCACTGCCATCATCGTTAAGGAAATCAACTTGCCCTAAGTGATTTACTTTTAATCTGTGTTTAATTAACTGCTCGAAAGCCTTACTACCAGCAGGGGTTGCTAGCTCTTTTGCTAACCTGCTAGCTACATTATTTAAGTGTGAAGCCGATAAGCTTTGTTTTTCTGTTTCAAAAGCTTCTTTTTGTTCATCAAGTAATCGCTGTGCATCTTCCATCTTTTCGCGCTCAATACGCATGATTTCATCAACGTTGTTTTCAGCCTTTGCTTTTTCGTAAGCCTCTTGCCTTGCTTGCTCAGCTATTTTTTCTTCAGCTTCTAGCCTTTCTTTTAGTTGTTCAGTGAGGTTACCAACCTCATCTTTCATCTTCGAATCTAAGCTATTAAGCGACTTCTTTAAACTGACAACTTGCGAATGAACATAAAAATCACCGTCTTTAACTAGGTCACTTTTCATGAACTCGGGTAATTCGTCGTATTGCTCTTGTGTATACTTACTCATTATAGGCACTGCCTCTTAGGAGTTAAAATTATACTAGATACTATCTAGCAGTTAAATCAACTAAATTTTAGCCTTTTAGACCATTAACGTCAAACATCTATGTCTGGCGCTTCATCGTCAAGCTCAGAAAGTATTACATCAACTTCACCCTGTTGCCATCCAGCCCTAATTAAAGCCTCTACAGCTTGCTTCTTGGTGTATAGTCCGCTTGTATATAGCAGCTGAATTGATTTAGCGCTTTCCGCATCAGGTGAAGAGTTTGTAAAGTCTTTAGGTATATCAAAAGTGATACCCATAGCGTACTCATCGACGTTATCAGGTTCAGTTAATCCTTGAAACATAGCGCAATAGGCAATTACCATTTTAATGCCTCTCTCAATAGAGTTAACTAGCGGCACTAAAACACTGTTTTGCTCTGCTGCATTAATCCTGGCCTCAGTTGCGGTAACATTTGCCTGCTCGCTTTCCGGTATCACACCGCCAAGACTTCTAATTTTATCTTTGCTGGTTTCAAAGTATTTTTCAAATGAATCCAGGCTGCCATCAGTTGATGTTGTTTCGACCTTAACATCTGCTGTAGGCCAAACGTTAACCTGTCCTGATGCATAGTAACTGCGACCGTTTACTTTTTGGAATGTCTCTAAAGCATCATCATCAATGCCATAGACATTTGTAGTTGGTACAAACTTTTGTAACGCTTGCTTGTAATCAGCACTTACCCGGTATCTATCAAGGCACATATTAGCTATACGAGTTAAAAACCCTGTTTGCTGTGGCAGTCTGCTGACTATCTCATCATCACAAACAATCTCAAGAGGGATAAACTTTAAATTCTGACCATTTACAATTACTGGTATTTTCTCGCCCTCTTTAGTTCCTCCGCCCGCTTCATTCTCAGTAATAATCTTTTGCTGATAATAATTACCTTCTTCATCCAAAGCCAAAATCAAGTAACTTTCAATCTTCTGCTTTTTGTAAGTACTCTGATTAAGTATCTCTTGCTCTTCTTTAAACATAATAAAAGAGAGCTGGTAAGCACCGTTGATAGTTTTAAAATCAGCCTTAACAACAGATTCGCGAACATACTGTTTAATTACTGGTCTTGGGTTATTCTTCTGAGCATCAGCAATTGTAACCTCTTCAGCAGGGATATTTTGCAATCCAACGTAGTCAACTGTAAGAATATGCCACTTAACGCCTAAGACATTTCGCACAACTGATTCAGTCAACCCCTTAAGTGATAAGCCATCGCCGTCAGTATCATTAATAAGCTGCTCAAGTTGATCTGGCAATTCAGGAGTGAAGTTATCAAGGTCAAGCTTGCCAAGCATAGACTCTTGCGTCTGCTCGGTGTATTCGTCGAACTCTGCACCTTTTTTGTATGCTTCGTAAGTATCTTTTGCAGCAGTTGAGTTTTTATCTACCTGGTTAGGGTTAGGTAGGTACTTATCGCCCCTGCGCTTTACAAAATAGCTACCCCTAACACAGTCTCGAACCTTGGTTACTTCGGGCAACATTTCAGAAAGGTCTAAATCATAATCAGTGTTAATTGTCATTACTTAAGCTCTCTAATAGTGTTGTCGATTAGTATAGCATTAAGTTTTGCGCAAAGAAAAAGCCCGTGAATTCATACGGGCTTTTGCAATAAGGAGTAGTAAAGATGAATATTGGTAGCTTCGATGGGATAAAAGGAGGTAGCAATATTATCTGCACTCATTATTGTTTTTTATTTACTGGTTGTCAACTTAATCATCTAATCCACTTCATTGCGCTTTGCTTCCTACCCTCTTGAGTGGGCTTGTAAACGCCCCCCTCCAAAACAACATAACCCGCATCAATTAACGCTTGGTTATCCTCTTTGTAATATCCTGATGTGATTGTGCAGCCAGTTAACTCAAGGTCGCACAAGTCTTTTAGGAATTTCCACTGCTTAGTTGTTATCTTCATGCAATGCCTATCTCGAAATCATCTGCTAGCTCGCCAATGGTTAGCATTGCTTGTTTTCTTTCAATGTCCCTTAACATGATACCTTGTCCGCTAGACATGAATTTGTGCAAGGCTAAATCAAAACCTTCCATGCTTTGCATGTGAGAGTGTATATACTCAAGATCAACTGCAACAAGATACATGTCTTTATTTCGATATTGAATTAAATCAGTGCCTACCAACAGTTTATCAATAGCACCAGCAACCCACGCGTTACGCTCTACGTTGTGCTTATCACAGTATTTTTTTGCTTCTTCTAATCTGATTATTTCCATTGTTACTTACCCTTATTAATTTTAACTGCATCTAATGGCATCTCTTGCCTGTAAACCTTGTTTCTTAAAACGCCGAACTTTGTAAATCTACACTTAAACTCGTTGTGAAAACCTATTATCCACCCGCTATCCATTGTGTAATATCTTTTGTAATGAGTAGCCCACCTTGGAGCCATATCTAACTCCTTTTTTGTTAGTGGCTTCACCTTACTTCTCCAGTTCTGCTAGTAGTGCATCTGCTAGCTTTACAGATTCCTTTGCAATATCTTTAGCCCAGTTAGCGCCAGTATAATTGCTAAAATCATTACTTGTAATTCCCTGCATTGCGTGCGTAGCGAACATTTCGCGCTTTGTTAGGCCTGTATCATCACAATAAAGCGCGCCACCGTTTGAATTTTGATCCATATAAGGCGTCGGCATTGCTGGCATATCTGCATTTTTCATATTGTTATTGCTCATCTTTCTTCTCCTGGTTAATTTCCAATCACTCTAACCCCTCACGCGCGCATAGTGAAATAACGTTTAGCTATATGCATATAACTAAATAATCTTGATGTGTTTTGGTGTGGTGGTATTGTTTGCGTAACTTAA